GAAGGGTGCTGCCATTTAATTCTGTTTCTGTTAATATTATAAAAGAGAGGGCGAAATTAATCGCCCCCTCAATATTAAGATTAGTCTATAGTGTAGATTGCTTTAACTAAAGCATCTGGTCTAAGAACTTGTCTTCCATATACATGAAGACCTCTTACGATATCACCGAAAGTGTCGGTGTCTCTTAAAGTCTCAATGTTTAAGATTGACTGTGCAGTCGCTGTTGACGAGATATGTCCCGCTAAACATTGACCTGTAGCATTTGAAGTTGCAGGTATGTTAGAAGATTTATACATTTGGAATCCTCTAATTGAACCAGACGCAACTAAACCATTTCTTACACCGCCATCACCTTGATTGAAATCAGATGACATTAGTTTAGAATCAGTACTTGCTAGTTCTTCATAGAACTCTGGTTTTGCAACAAACCATCTTTGGTCTTCTGGTACTTGCGAGTCATCAAGAAGTCTAGCCATTCTAGCCATGATAGCTAAAGGACTAAGTTCTGAACCGCCATTACCCATATCAAGAGGGTTAGCTTGTTGGAATGTAGTTGAAGCTGAACCACTTCCATCACCACCAAGAATGTGGTCTGGAGATGCTGATACACCTGCGAACATTGCAGTTAATACTTCTGCATCCATTGTGTTCTTAAGTGTGTAAGCTGCACTTGATGCACCGATTGATGCAAAGTTGATATGAGAAAGTCTTTCCTCAATGTCATCAACAATAAACTTAAATGAGTTTGCTTTGTCAATAACAAGTGTCAACTCTTGGTCAGTAAGGTATTGTTTTGTAGTAGAAGCGGCACGAGTATATGCTGCGACAGTGACAGTAGGCTCTTTGATGATTTTTACAGTATCACCAAAAGCAGCTATTTCACCTGCATAGTCCGTGTTTGTAATAGCTTCAATTACAGATGATTTTCTAAAGAAGTTTTGAATCTTCTTCGAGAAAATTTCAGGAACGAAAAATTCATTCGTTTGACCTGAGGTACCCGCATTAAAGTTATTGTTACCAGCTCCACCAGCATTTTGAAATACAGCCATAGTATTTCTCCTTTTCTAGTTGAGTTTTAGTTGTTTAAAAAAAACAGCTTTGTAACTTAGTAAGTAGGATTTCCTGAACCACCTATTTTTCTGTTAGACGTATCATCAACGACACGACCACTAGACATAGCTTCCATTATGGATTGTTCATTCTTATCAAAATCACGTTGTGACATTGCTGCTATCTGAGAACGAGTCCAAATCTTTTTACTACCATAACCTATATCTTTATTATTTGTTACCTTTATCATTTCTGATGCAGGTACTAAATCTCCTGATATGTCATTTTTAGTATTAGATTTTAACTTGCCGACATCCTGTTTGAAGAGGTCGATTGCACGAGCTGCTAATGTTGCATTTGAACCATTACTATAAATCCAACCTTTTATTTCTTCTGGTTGTCTATCAGCCCAATCATGAAACTCATCGGATTCTCGAATCTCTGAGAAGTCTGGGTGTAGTCGTTCCAAAGTTAACTCTGCTTCCTTCACAGAAATTTCTTGATTTTTATTACGAAGAACTTTTAATTCTTCTTTTAAATCTTCAAGTTCTTTTGAAGTTTGGGTATGAGCTACTGATTCAACAACATCATATACGTCTGGATAATTTTTTCTAAACTCTTGAAGTTCTTCTACACTTTTAGGAGCTTTATACTTAGGTCGATTAGCTCTTAGTTGTGCGTGTAGTTCTTCTTCTTTTTGTTTAAAACCATTTACTTTAGTATCGTAATGTTTTTTTAAATCATCATACCTTTTTTTATAGTCAACTTTTTTATAAGGTTGATTTGCAGATTGGCTTTCTTCTTCTTGAGGTTCTTCAGTATCTTCTATACTTTGTGTAGAATCTACTACTACCTTAGAATTATTTTTGTAAGCCATTGTATTAGCACCTGCAAACGGTTTTGATGCATCTTGTTCCATACTATCATAATCAAGATAATCTTTTTTTTGATTATATGGATTAGCTTCTTGTTCGTCGTTCTTCTGAGAAGTAGTTCTTTTTTCTAAAAGAGGGTTCTCATTACT